GATAAAATTTAGAACAGTTTCGTCTGCTCTTCGTTCTTCAACCTATATCCTATCCTGCGGTATTCAGCGTAGACTGGTTGCCAAATAAACTCACACTGCTTACGCTCATTTTCCATCCCATATCGGTCCATGAGAGCCAACTGCTCGGCCAAGTCCAAGGAAAATGGGCATCCCTTACACCCCGTCCTTTTGAAATTAAACGGAGGATAGTACAGATCACATAGCTTTATGTGATACTCTTTAATGAACCATTCTTCCCAGTCCGTATTAACCTTTGCCAACGGATGGAATTTAACTACCTTGCTGTTTCGAGTCACGATGCAGTTTATGTGCGCTCTTTCGCCGCCTTCATCTCGCATCATTCCCGTAATAGTAATATGCCTTCCCGATTCCTTCTGATATTTCTTGAAAGGCTTTTTCTTCAGTTCATGGCAACAGAATTCACTGACTTTGAAGGGAACGCCTTCTTTGAACTGATACAGAAGCGCATCGGGACAACAGAATTTTGTGCTTTGCGTTCCTTGGTTTATATACCGCATCACCGACATCGACCGAGACCCTCTTTGGTAGAGACCTAATTTGCAGGAATGTTCTTTTGATTTGAACGGATATCCTACTTCTTCTAGAGTTTTCTTGATATTCTTCGCAGGATGAATCACCACGAATCTGTCGTCCTCTCTCTCTCTCTCTCGGACGAACTCAACAATCTTGTTGTATTCGATCCCAGTGTTTGAATAAACCCTAGGAATTCTATTATCGGGAAGCGCTATATCCAATAGATAATGGACCACCGTTGAATCCTTTCCGCCGCTGAAGCTTAAGTAGAAGTTTTCCTCTCCATACTTGTTGATCGTATCTCGGATCACATTTAAGCGATCCTGCAGGATGAATTCATTTTCGGTCATAGATAACTCTTCCCGAAGATCTCCATGTACTCTTCATGAGTCATTTCTTCTTCTAGCTTCGATTGCGCATGCTGTTGCAGGGCTCTCTTCATCACCTCGTTTCGGTGAAGCTCCCTGTGGTGCTTCCTGCAGATGTAAGCGATCAGCCCGTACTTCTCGGCCTTCTCCCGTGTGCAATTGTTCAGACGGATGTGATGTACATCCACCAAGGGATTGCCGCAGTAATAACAAACCTTATCGCTCTGCAAGATGCTTCTCATAAGCTTCAAGCCCTTCTATGCATTGCTGATTGGTCCAAGGATGGATTAAGATGACCTGCGGCGTTCCTTTTTTCGGAAGCCAAATGACATAGCCGACTTCCTTCTCAAGGCCTAAAGCAAGATAGTAATAACCTAACTGACATGCCCATTTGTCTTCGTACTTCTTAGAAGTAGTTTTGACATCCCATAGGATATTTTGAGCATCAAGCTTGTCGTATCTTCCTCCATATCTCTCCTTGTAGTCGACGATCACCTCTTGAGACTTCGGATAGATCATGTACTTCTTCTTCAGTTCAGCGTAATGATTCACGCCTGCCTTGAGATTTGGGTCGATCTTAGAGAAAGATAAGTGTTCTAAATTCAGTTCGCCATCGTCATACGCTTCTAATAACGCATGCATCTTCGTACCGTAATCTGCGGCCGCTTCAAGGATGTGTTCGGGAACGTTGGCATACGTGCCATTGAAATGGAAATTCACCAAGTCACTTACCGATGGAATAACGATCCCTTTTGAATTGACATAATAATGTCCTAGCTCTACGAACTTAACCACGGTCTCTCCAATCTATGGTCGTTGCAAACAGTATTGTGAACATGCATACCCAAACGACATCTACGGTCCTCGTCATCAACGCTCTTATCTCTGCGTAAATAATGGCGAGCTCGAGAAATAAGACTTTACTGAACATCGCTTAACCTCTCGTCAATCAATTTGCAGAGCTTGGATGCTTCCTTGATGTCCAATTGTGCGACCTTGGAAGGGCTGTTTATCTCCCTTGCCATTAATTCATCCATGATTACGTCTTTATAGCTACAAATCTGTGCGACCTGCTCATCCGTAGCAAGCGGTTCCTTCTTGGTTTCGGCAGGTTCTCTGAATTCTTCAGCCTCTGAATCAGAGTAGACCATGGAGAGCTTTGCTTTTCTCTTTACCACACGGTCGAAGGTTCTCTTTAAGAGCATGGCGTATGGATAGTCGTTCTTGCAGTTAGTAACTGAGATCTCGCCGACCTCAAACATTCCATCCCGAGGATCCCTGTAGTCCATCCGTAAACCTTCAACGCCTTTGAAGTTGCATACCTTCGGTTCTGAGCAGAACTTCTCATTAAACTTTTCCCTGTCATCGAGAGTATCGTTGACCTTGATTAATGCATCATGGGAGATGATTAATCCCGAATAGTAACATTCCGTTTTGTCCTTGTTGAAGTTCATCAGAATCCAAAAGTCACCTTCTGTTAAAACGTCTTTGTACTTATCAGATTCGAGTAATGCGATGACCTTTTCTCTTGTAGAGATGTATTTCGGTAACAATTTAACGGGGATCTTTTTTCCTCCCCATTTTTCATATTCTTTTTCGCCAAAGTTATATTTCTTTTTCATTCTTTCTCCAACGTGTATTCAGCTACTACACAGTAACCACCGAAGCGGTTCTTCACTTTTACTTTGTTTGTTACGATCTTGTGGCCTGCTTTCCTAAGGAAGTAAACAATTCCACCGAGCCTAGTAATGCCAAGCTCCTCGAATGCCTCCATTGGAGTTACAGGACCTTTGCTGAGTCTTTTTAGGACTGCTTCCATTTGTGTCATTTCAAACCCCTTTTCAATATTGGATATTTCTCAAGTAGCATCTCGGTAGGAATGATCCTTGGCCGAGTAATGAACAATGGGATCTCTTTTCTCTTGCATTCCTTCTCGATATCTTTGAAGATTCTCGCCGCTTGGTTCTTTCCAACAGGTAGAACTTTGTAGAGATCGTCGATCGTTAGGAATGTCTTTGATAAGATTTCCTGTTTCTCTTCGTTAGATATGTTTTTCATATGCCCTTTCTTGCCTCGGAGCGATGTGTGAACGTGCGCAGGATTCTGATAGGATTTATGCCAAATTTCTGAAAAAGTTATATGAGCAGTGTATTTATTAGGAGATCATTATTGGAGGAGTACAAACACGCCCACGCACGCTCGCATATCGCACCGAAGCGGTAAACACTTTCTGTTTACTTGTTGTCAAAAAAATAAGTTATTTCTTCTTAAATCTCTTGAAGTCATCCAAAGCCGTAGGATCTGATACACCGTACAGGTCACAAAGCATCTGAAATTCGGGAACAGACCAAGGCCTTAAGCCACTTTCCTTCTTTGACAAAGTATTAGGCTTAATGCCTGTTTCAGCTTCTACAAAGAGCCTAGACATCTTCCTTGACTTCCTTACTTCTCTTAAGTCCATTAAACCTCCTTTCATGTAAACATTTTGTGTTTACTCTTATAATTTACCATCATGCCTTTTCGATGTCAACCGTTTTGTTGACTATTGTTTTGTTTTTTTATATTCTTAAATTACAAGGAGATACAAATCAATGAATAGGAATGATTACAGTTACATGGATGAGTATTTAGCATCCAAAATCCGTGATGCACGGATAAAAAAAGGTTATTCAATGGTTGATTTTGCTCATAAATTTAACATCTCAAAGCAAAGGTACTTTAATTATGAGACGGGAGCAAGGTCGCTGTCCCTGCCGCTGTTTATTCAAATGTGCGAAGTTCTTGGCCTTGATGCAGAACAGACCTACAAAGAAGCACAAGATTATATGAGAGAGAAGGTGTTCAATGCCGATCTACAAGAAGAATAATAAATGGTACGCCAAGGTCAACTATAAGGACTACAATGGAGAGTACAAATCGAAACAGAGCAAGTACTTCGATACGAAACGGGAAGCCAAAGAAGAGGAGATAAAACTTCTGACTTCCCTTGGGAAACTGAAGAACGATGATATCACCTACGCAGAAGCCCATAAGGAACTGCAGGAGACTAAAAAAGGCAAGGGAGTGCATAGAAGGACCCTTGCCAAGAACGATAATTATTTGAATGCTGTCGGGGATCTCGGGAATATGAAAGTCTCCGAGATTAATCAGAAGAACATAGATGATCTGCGCATCCGTTTAAGAGACAATTACGCTGACAGCACGATTCACTCCATACTCTCCAATGTCAAATCGACGATAAACTACGCCTCCCAAAAGCATAAACTGCAGTGCGAGTACATCGACATCTCTAGAGATGTAAAGAAGAAAGAGAAGACTCAGCTCGACTTCTACACGCTCGAAGAATTCAATAAGTTTTATGAGAATGTTGACAATGACATTTACAAAACCCTGTTCGATTTGCTATTCTATAATGGGTTGAGGATAAGTGAAGCGAGAGGTCTGACATGGAATGACTTCGACGGATCACATATCTCGATCAATAAGCAGTACTACAAGGCGCAGGGAATTGATAAATCTTTAAAGACGGACAATTCCTATCGCACTGTACCGCTTAATTCTAGGCTCGTACAGGAGTTTTCCGATTTAAAGGCGTATTACATGAGCTTTCCTCATTTCGACTCAAAATGGTACGTCTTTGGCGGTCTGAAGCCATTTGCAGAGACTTCGATAAGGTTCGCCATGAGGAAAGCACAGAAGAAAGCAGGACTCAAAGAGATTCGTCTCCATGACTTCCGACATTCCTGTGCAAGTTACTACATCCACTTGAACTATCCGATCCATTTGATTGCGAAATTGATTGGGGATAATGTCAACACGGTGTACAAGACTTACTTCCATCTGTACCGTAATGACCTAGACGACATGGTCAAAAATGCCGAAATTCGTGGCTAATTCGTGGCTAAAACCAAGGAAAAGCCTTTAAATAAAGGGATTTTGGCATTAAAATGCCGACATAGTATGATGGCAGATTGCGATTAACACTCGTTATCTGCCATTTTTTGTGCTTATAACACCACGTAAACACATATAAAACCACGTATCTATCCTTATTTATATAGGCCATTTTTGAAAATTCGTGGCTATTTTGTGGCATAAAAAAAGGAGGCACTAATATTGTGCCTCTTTCTGTATCTTGTCGAGTTTTTCCTTTAAGCGTTTTATCTCCGCTCTCAGTTCCTCAGCCTCATCGTTTGCAGGGATAAAGATCACTCTTCCATTAACGCCTGCGATGAACGCATTCTTCTTTATCTGATACCAAGTGTACTTGCCTTCTTCCTTGGAGCCGATCACATTGAAGTAGCCGCTGTCAGCTACACCGATGATATTGCTGTCGCCATCTCGGACATATTGCTCATTGGTCAAGACTTGAATCTGATCGACTGATCTGTCCTGTCCGTTTGGTTTGAACCTCTCGGGAGCGACAAGGACGTAATCGGGGAGACCCCCAACCATGTTGGACTCATCGTAAACAGTAGCTTCATGGTAGAAACGGTATGGGTAATTGCTGACCATAAAGTCAGACAATTGCTCTAGAGAGTGAATGCTGTCTCTAGTATCGTACTTTCCGTTTATCGTTGCGACTCCATGCTCTCCCGTGTACCATGAGCATCCCAAGTACGGCTCACCTTCCTTGACATCAATCACGGTAGCGACATGGACATTCTCAACCCATTCAAGAATATCGCCCTTCTTTATCGAAACGGACCCATAAGGCTTGTACGTCCATCCATTTGTCAAAAGCCTGTGCCATACGCTTGCACTTCCGATCCTTGTAACAGGATAAGGAAGATTATGGACATAAGAAAAGGCGACTGCCATAGTCGTGCAATTCGCCAATCCGTTTTCTATCGTCGCATTCGGGTTATAGGAGTAGTTCCAACAGTAATTGTGGTATTCCCCGTTGAAGGCAAAGTCTTCAATACTGTACTTACCCATTTAGACTGTTGTTATTGATCGCTGTGTTTACGATCTCTTTGTCTTTGAAGTAAGCCTTGGAAGAAGAATTAATCAGAAAAGAAATGAATGTAGCAACAGCAGTCATTGTCCCTGCGACGGCCTTGACTGTGTCAGTCGGAAAATGCCACAGCTCGCCAACGGTAAGGATCAATGTAGCCCCACCCGTGAGGATAGGGATGACCCAATTCTTGAGAATGTCATACGTTTTGTTGTTCATAAGTCCTCCTTATTCAACCTCGTCCCATCCGTAAACTGACGGCTCCCAAACATTGGCTTCAACATTTGAAATCCAATGTTTTCCATTGTGAGAAACCTTTTCGCCTTTTGCGTAGGCATCGTGAGCGCCCGTAGGCTGAACCCACTCGGGCCATTCGTCCTGCGGATCCTGCTGATGAAGCCTAGTGTAAAGCGCAGGTGTTTCGTCGGGTGTCCAATCGGCCTGCGAGGTATGCGGCTGAGCTATCTTATACAGCACATCCTTGTACCTCAGTCTGTAATTGTTGTCGATGTCGTCCTGCGTGTACTCCCTGCCGATTTCCCAATTCGGGAACACGTTCACATTCTGCTCGGCGGTATCGTCATCAAGGCCCACCGCCATCTGCTCAATCAATCTTCTTAACTTGATCGCTTCACTCATTAATGACATATCATTCTCCTAAAATCGTTTTCAGCTCTTCTGACGGGGTTGCGATGTTGCTCTTGAGAGTTCTTCCGAGCAACACGGACAACGCCCGTATCGTCTCAGAATCGCCCGATGTGGTCTCAATTGGTGTAGGGTCCACGATGAACTTGAAGTTACATGAAGACATAACACCGTTATCAGTGATCGTTACCTCGCCATAGTATGTATCGACTTCCTGCGTCAGTTCTTCGGGAACGACAAACGATACGACATTCCCGTTAAGTGTTGCGGAAATTTCCGTCTCGTTGATAGTTACCTTGGCTGTGCCACTTGGGGAGTAAACCACACCGTTCTCATAAAGTTCTAATTCAATCTGCCTTGCCGTATCGAATTGGGAAACCATTACGTACGGAATGATGAACTTCGGGATGATACCTAACTTATATGTCTGTGTAATCATGGTCTTTCCTCCACGCTTAATTTGATCTTGTTAGAATAGCAGTCGCCATCAGCATCCGTGAATCTGATCTTGCAGGTCTTGATTCCTGCAGTCTTGGATAATTCCTCGGTGCAGTCGCCAACCATAAGATCGCCTTCTTTGTACAAAGGAACTTCAGCATCATTAGTTACTAAAGAAGCAGACATGATAGACTCCTCAGATGAGGTAGCTAATTCATAGTAGAGATAGACACCACTCATAGCGGTTCTGAACGCAGATGCATCTGTGCCATATGTTGTATCATAAACCCATATCGAACCGTTTGTATCAATTGCTATGCCCACATTTCCGTTATAAACAGACCCTGCTGATATGGTTGAATACTTAGCGTTTTTTATGTTTGCGACTTCAGTATTTGCCGTTACATGCTTGGCTGTCGAACTGATACCACCACTTGCGAATCTTCCCTGTCCACCGCTTGTGTAATACCAATTCAACGTGCCCAAATCCACTGCACCTACTCTCGTTATCGCCTTATTATCCGTCAGTTCATCCCTTACATTTCCTGCACTCTTCATTCCTGTTGGGAAGTAAGTTAATGTTGGTAAGGATGTGGTTGATGAGGTGTAAGGCTCATAATTAGAAGCAACAGGACCAAGTTCTAACTGTGCATTGGTTTGAGGTCTTACCAATCTAATTGCAACATATCCTGTGATTTGAGCCGTGAATGTTGATGTGCCGTTCGTGATTCTGCTCTTGTCATAGGTTTGGCTTCCGATTGATGGTTCAGTTAAAAAGTACCCCATTATCTCGTTTAAGTGAGATGGTTGGAAAGTGTACTGTTGACCTTTGATGACATGAGCCACTGCCATATCATAGAGGGTTTGACTATCCGCAATAAGTTTACCTGTGGAATCAATGTTGCTGTTTTCAATAACCTTGAGAACTTGATTCTTCCCTGTTGTCTTTATCTCCGTTCCCTTAAAGTCCAACATTGTTCCTGTTGTATAAGGATAGGTTAATGGGAATAATGAGGTGAATTGGTCAACACTTGTCGGTTCGTTCCCTGCTCCAAACATTTGAGTAAGGTCGAAGATTTGAGGAATAAGGACGAGATTGTTCACAGTTGTGTTTGCCGTTGTGAACTGTACTGCGAACCTTGCCGTGTCGCTTGTCATCGTTGCCGTTATAATACCGCCACTTAATTTGATGTACAAAGACGAAGACCAATTGTTTTGATATAAGCCTAGTCGAATGTTTGCGACATCTGCGTGACCGCTCATCAGCAAATATTTATGTCCTGCAACGATTGAAATTGCGAGGTTATCGTTGAATCGCCTTGTTAAGCCTTGTGTTGATGTTCCGCTCATCGAAATCTTCGTTTCATCTACTTTAGTAAAAGTGATTCCGTTTGACGTTGCAGGCGATGTGCTTATTCCGTTGTGTAGCTGATTCCATACTAAAGAATTCCCATATAATGCTTTTAACTTCGCATTTCCATCTAGTGTAGTCGGACTTTCTCTATAGGTAAAGGATTCTTCTTGTCTTAGTCCATCGGGATATCTTATGTCTGCGACTATAGGAGATGTGGCAGGTGTAGATGTGCTTGTTGGTAACAGTTCTTCTGTACCGCCTGCTGAGACAGGGAAGGATGTAAAGACAGGAT